AGGAAGTTGAGCTAAAGCACCCTCACGAAGTCGAGCATCCATTGATTCCCACCTATCCTTGTAAGGCTTGTATGAATCAATTTCTTTAGCAAGATCTGCGTTGAGTTCTTGCCATTTCTCTTCTTCTCTAAGTTTTGCTCTACGATCTTCTTCCTCTTTAGTCTTAAAAGACTCAAGATTTTCCCTAAGTTGATTTCTTTCTGAAATAACTTCATTTAATCTTGAAATCGGTACATTGTTTTCGACTTGTGTGTCGGTTTCCTGTTTTACATCTGTTTCGATGGTTTTTTCTTCTGACATTTTGACCTCTTTAGTGAGTTTTGTTAAACGCAAGAATCGTTCTTGCATTAATATATGCTATAATGTAAGTTAGAGAAGCAATCTAATGCAAGAAAAAAATTACGATTTTAAGAAAAAGTGGTTTGAGTATTTAAATTATAAGCCACATGATGGTCAGTTGGCTCTACATTACCCTGAGAAAATAGATGCCAGATTTCATGTTATAGTATGTGGAAGAAGATTTGGAAAAACTTGGGCTAGTGCTATGGAGGCAACCTATGTCGCATCCCAACCTAATAAAAGAATTTGGGTTGTGGGTATGTCGTATAGAAAGGCAAGATTAATATTTAGGGAAATTTGGCAAAGAATGGTTATTGGTCATGGAGATGATATTGACAAAGCCTCAGAAAAAGATATGTTTATTCGTTTTAAGTGGGGGACTACAGTTGAGGGAATGTCAGCAGATAACGCAGATTCATTAGTGGGCGAGGGTCTTGACCTACTTGTAATTGATGAGGTTGCCAAAATGAATAAAAAAATATGGGATATGTATTTATCTCCAACAGTTGCTGGTAGAAAGGGGAAAGTTATATTTATTACAACTCCAGAGGGAAGAAATTGGATATATGACTTATACAAATTGGGCATTACAGACGATGAGTGGGATAGTTACTCATCCCCATCATGGACAAACCAACATGAATTTCCCCTTGGTTTACAAGACCCTGCAATTATTGAAAGAAAAAGAAATATGTCTAAAGAACTCTTTGGGCAAGAATTTGGTGCAGAATTTTCTGTATTTGAAGGGAAAGTTTGGGATTTTCATAGAGAATTAGATGTTGGTGATTTTCCATATGACCCTAACTTACCTACATACTGTAGTATAGATTTTGGCTATAGACAACCTGCTGTACTATTTATTCAAACACAATTTGATGGCAGAGATGAGCATATTAGAATATTTGACTGCATTTTACATAAAAATAATATTAAGACAGAAGATTTAATTAAAATGATAAAAGTTAAGGGATACCCTATCTTATCATTCTATGGTGACCCTGCGGGTGCTAATGTTCAAGGGCAAAGTGGTGCTGGTGATATGGAAATATTTAGAAGAAGTGGAATTAGAGTATTGTACACCAGAGATAGAATGAGTAGAAACATAGTTAATAGCGTATCTCACACTAGAGGATTTTTTGAGAGTGCAGATGGCACTAGAAGAGTTCATGTACATAAAAATTGCAAGGAAGTCATAGAGGATTTTGAGGAGTATAGATATCCAGAGTCTGAGGATGGCAAACCAATAAAAGAAGAACCAATAAAGGATGGATATCATGATCATGGAAACGATGCTTTTAGATATTTCATCATAAATAGATTTCCAATTAAAAACAGAGAAATGAAAAGGATACAAAGATGATTGAAAAATTATTAAAAGATAAACTGCTAGAAACAAAGCTTATGCTGTCTCATTCTAGAAGAAATGAAATAAGAAAGCATTTAGATTATTATTCAGGTGTTTCTACAGACCAATACATTAATAGGTATTTTAATGGAGATGCTTTTAATGAAATACCCCCTAGTTTAACAAACTTTACTAGAAAATTTATTAATAAAATTAGTAGAATATATAGCTTGGGTGCTAAAAGAAATCTGGGTGGAAATACTAAAAAATATGAAGAACTAACCCCTACAAAAGATGTTAGGATGAAACATTCTGAGAGAATGACGAGGTTGATTGGCACTATTGCCAATCGTGTACATTGGAGAGATGATAGTTACTTTGATTATAGACCAATATATTATTTTGAGTCATATTTTGACGACAATCCTTTTGAGCCAGAGGCAATACTGTATCCATTGCTTAACAGCACAGCAGATTTATCAAATGCTGAGAATTTGCAATGGGAATACTGGGATAGTGAAAAATACGGCATAATGAATGAAGATGGTAAGATGATTCAAGAAAAAACTAACCCATATGGTATACTTCCGTTTGTTTTTACCCATAGAGAGGATCAAATTGATTCTTTTTTTGTAGAGGGAGCATCTGACATTGTAAATTGCAATGAACAGGTAAATATTGCCCTAACTGAGTTAAATCTTGGTATGAGGTTTAATATGTTTGGACAACCTTGGGTAACAGGTCTTAATGCTGACCAGAGTTTACTAAGAACTGGTTCTGATACTATTTTAGATATGGGAGATGAGGGTGCTTACAATATAACAAGTCCACAAGGTAATATTGTTGAGGCTATCGAAAATATTAAATTTCAAATGGAAATGATTGCCATGAATAATCACTTGTGGATTCAATGGGCTGAATCAGGTGGAGAGGTTCCTAGTGGTATTTCACTTATGATTAAAGATATGGAAAGAAAAGAAGATTATTATGACGATATTGCTCTTTGGAGACTATATGAGAAAGATTTTTACAATGTTGAGCGTGTTATTGCTGAATATAATGGTGTTTCTCTTCCAGAAGAGTTTGGAGTTGATTTTGAAGAGGTTGAATACCCTAAAACAGTACAAGACCAGATATTAAAAGACAATTTTGACTTAGAAAATAATCTTACTACTCAAGCAAAGATAATGGTTAGGGAAAATAAAGATTTATCTTTAGAACAAGCCCAAAAAATTATAGATAAAAATGGAGAGGCTAATGAGCAAAGAAACCAACAGTCAGTTTTTACTCAATTCCGTCAGGAAACTGGACAAAATTAACGATATTGAGTTTAATCTTGATGGGAAACTAGAAGATGTTATAAAAAACCCAGTTGAGTGGGCTGAGGAACAAGCGAATAGAGCTTTATCAGAAAATGTTGATAAATACCTTGAGGCAAAACAATTAGGAGAAAGTTTTTGGGATGGAATTAAAAATAAAGACTAATTTTAGTTTTGGTAAGCTAGAAAGGCAAATGCCTAAGATTATAAGAGAGTATCTATCTGATTACGCAAAAGGAACTGAGGAGGGGTCTAAAAATAACATAGACAAAGGCTTAAACCCACCTTTAAAAAAATCTACTATTGAAATTAGAAAAACAAAAGATATTGCAGGCAGTAAACCCTTAAAAGCCTCTGGGAAACTTTATAATAGTATTAAATCTAATAAGGTTGGTAATAAATTATTTTTTTTAGAATATGGTCAATACCACAGAGAGGGATTTACTCCTAAAAAAATACCAGTGCTAAAAGCCCATACGCCAGATAAAGTTATATTTGTCAATAACAACAAGGGTATTAAAGTTCCTGCAAGAGATTTTATAGGGATACTAGATGAAACTAGGAATAAAATAGCTAAAATCTTTAGAGATAAAGTTGTTAAGGCTTTAAAGAAATAATAATTATTGTATTAAATAAGGGACTAGGACTACATTATGTCAAAGAAAAAGGATGGGTTAAATGAAGCCGATAGAAGATTATTTACTGAGATTGTTGCTGGAATGTCTTACGACACAAGAATCTTCGATCAACGATTTAGACAAGAAATTAATAGACTTACAAGAAGTGGTCTTGATGAACAATCAATTATTAGGGTTCTTGAGCAAG